ACATTCCTTTGCGACACCAGCCTCTAACATTTTTTTATATAGTTTCTCTGCATGATTGAAATGAGCCTTGATTGTCATTTCAATATCTTGTTTAACAAACTCATCAAGATCGTCAGTGGAGTTTTGGCGATTCTTAAGATCTTGTTTTCTTAAAGCTGGTAATGGTATCTTCTCTGCAATTAAATTTGTATCCGCATATCTTTGAGAAAACTCTTGAAATGTAAAACTACGATGTCTCAGAATCTGTGCTGCGATTGCACGAGTGGTTTCAATCTCTAGAGTCATTGAAGACTGTTCAAATACAGACCAATGTTGATGTTTAATACAATATCTCAAAAGTCCAGCAAAGTCATCATTATTTTGATTTGATGGATTGGAAACTCTGGCAATATAAGCCATTGTCTTCTCCGCATCGGGAGTAATAGATACTAATTTAACTGTTGGCATAAGCTTTTTCTGCGTAAGATCTTAGGTGATCTTGAAAACCTTGTTCAATACCATCTACTGTATCATGTTTCTCACACCAAATGGTAGCAAATTCATAGACTGATCTTGTATGATCCTCAAGATGATGCGAGAGAGATCTGAAACAAGCTTGTCTTAGTAATAATTTTTCTTCTGAGTAACGAGGATCGTCACTCTTCATCCATGAAAACTTCATCATAATCTGTTATGTAAGGATAAATTTGTTCGTAATCAAGATTAGAACAAGTATCTTTATTGTCATCTAATTCTGATTCTAACGCACCCACAACATTTTTCAAGTCTTTTAATATTTTTTTTAACTTTTCATTATCCATTCAACGGTCTCCCATCCTTGTCAAGCAATCCCATCTTTTTAACTTGAAACAAATTAGATTTTTGTTGTTTCTTTATCTTCTTATATTGTTTCATTATTTTGTCAACTTCGTCTTTGAAGACCTTGACCTTAAGTTCTTTTGCCTCCTCTGAAGTGACAAAACCCATTCCTTGATCTTTTTCTCGTTCCTGTTTCTCTTCCAAATAGTCGTTGATTCCATTCTGTATTTCACCCTCTATAATATCGTTAATTTGATTCCGAAGTTCGTCACTCATGAGTCTCCTTTAATGTTTTCATAGCTTTATTGTAAAGATTAAATTTAACACCCTTATGTTGTAAAACAATCATTTTAGCTTTGGTCATTTTCTTACTATAAAAAATGATGGGTTCATTATCTAATCCTACGTCGCCACTCATACATTCCTCCTTGGTCTTTTTTTAGTTTTGTTTGGAACCTTGATACCATACAGTTTCGGATTGACAGTTCCGTGACCGTAATCTATTGAAATTAAAGAATTAGCTCCAAACTTATCGTAATACATATCAAACAGATTCACCTTCGCGCTGGCCCGAACAATGTCTTTTCTAACATCGCCGTTTGAATCTTTATATGTGATTATGTATGCATCCAGAGGAAATTGTGTGTTCTTTTCTTCATCTTTGTTACAATTTTCAACCAAAAGTTCTGTTGAATACTTATCAGGAAGAGTCTCCTTCTCCTTTAAAGACCAATAAGTTTGAACTTCTGTTGTACCTTTTGTTTGAGTCATCCTCGATTACCCCATTGTATGTCAGGAAAAGCCTCTTCGACGATTGGACGAGTTAATTTATATTTCTTCTTTAGATTTTTATCTTTAACTAAACAGATAATCTCTGCTTCATCAGGATGCAAACCCTCTAGAAGTTGCATAAAAAGTTGTTCCCTCTTCATAGGTCGAAGAGAATCATTTCCTCCTTTCACAAAATTATATAATACTCTCCACTCGTGGGCAAGATATGTATGTTCAGTGCCTGCTGGTGCAGCATTCTTTTCAAATGGAACATCACCGTCTGGAAGCATTGATTTCACAGACTCATCAAAATTCCAAATCAAAACAGATTTAAGATGTAAAGATTCATTCTGTTTAAGAATTTGAATCTTTTTTGCCTTTGTTTTTTGTTTTGATACTAACGCCAACACTTCACTCAAAAGAGGATTGTTGGGTAATCTAGCTTCTCCCAATTCGGGATGCGTTGTAGTCATAGTTCTTCTTCAGTTTCACTATCAAAATTTACGTTTTCAAATCGAAAAGCAATAATCTCATCTGGAATTAAGTTGCCTTTCAAGTCATACATCTCAGGATGCATCTCAGGAATAATTAATCTTTGTTGATGTTCTTTGTATAACCATCCTATTATACCACCAACACAGAGAAAAAGCACTGCTACAAGAGTGCCAAATGTTAATGCTATTGCTAACACGTTGTTACCTTGAATGAATTGTTTTAAGTTAAACTTTTTTGGGGGTTTCCTCCTACGTTGTAACATAAGTTCAACGCCTTTATTTAGTTTTAGTTTTACGTCTCCCTCTTCTTCTTTCTTTTTCGTATCTTTGGGCATCCTCTAAAATCCTATTAAAATAATCTCGAATTTTTCTTGCGTTTGGTTTGCCAAGATGACCATAAGCTTCTCTCAAAACCTGATGGTTGTTGTCTTTACCACCTTTGATGTATTCACTTAAGTCGTCAATCAAATCAGTCAACTCTTTTGCAGTTGAACTTTGATTAAATTCCTTAGCTCCCACTCCTGTTGTCTTACAGGATTTCATAAAATCATAGAACTTTAAATGAAATTTATTTTCTTCAAATGCAATATCTATTGCTCTATCTACGATTGTGTATATATCTTCCATTAAACTAAGTTTTTCTCCTCTAGATATCTGAATGTATCTAAACACCCTCCAATTAACTTACCATCCACCGTAATTTTTGGGAAGGATGATCCTTGGCCAAACTCAGATATGAATCCCTCTTTTGTAAAATGATCTCCGAGTTTGTAAACCACATAATCGACTTTTGCTATGTCTAACATCTGTTGTGCTTTCTTGCAGTAGGAACATCCTTCCTTAGAATAAACGGTGAATCTCATTTAAATTTTAAGTGCATTTACTGTTTCCCAATCTTTTTGGAAAAGATCTAAACCTTTGTCGGTCAGAATGTGATTATACATCTTTTCAAATATTGATGGTGGCATTGTAACGATGCCTGCTCCATATTCAAAAGATTTACTCACGCTTCCCACATCTCGAATGGATGCGGATAAAATTTCTGTGGTGACAAAATTATATAGTCTCGACTGTTTTTCATAGATGTCTGCAATCTGTTTAATTAGATTCAATCCATCAAATGAATTATCATCCACCCTACCTACAAAAGGTGAGACGTAGGCAGCGCCTGCCTTCGATGCCAGTATCGCTTGAGCAGGACTGAATACCAAAGTAACATTTACTCGGATTCCCTCCTCTGAGAGGAGTTTACAACCCCTTAATCCATCTGGTGTACAAGGCACTTTAATTGTTGTGACTTCACCAAATTTCTCAAACAGTCTTCGGCCTTCTTGAAGAAACTCAAAATAATCATCTGTCACGATTTCCATACTGATATCATCAATACCAATAATTGTGAGTTCTTTATATACCTGTTCTGGATCTCTACCACTCTTTCTAATCAGAGTTGGATTTGTTGTGACACCATCGATTAATCCCGATTCGTGATACTTACCGATCAGATCAACATCTGCTGTGTCAAGAAAAATTTTCATGTATGTGATAATTTCTTTTCACACAGTATCACCAATCTTCCTCCGTGTCAAGTTTAAAGTCGGCATTTGCACAGTATCCATGAACATCAATCTCCATCTTATAGTGAGCATGAGTATGAACTATCTGTATAAAAATGAGAGAACCCACTACTATTAAATTACATACAGTTAATGGGTGAGTGATTACATCAATTATTTTTTTCATAGAGATATAATATCATAAAAAAAGATCCCTGCAACGCAGAGGTCTTTGTACACCGTTTACCTTCTCTTAACCTTCTTGTCTTGGATTTCTCAAATTCCAATTTCCAATATTAAACACGTCAAGAGTTACCCACTTCGCATAGTGTATTCCTCTGTAACACAGAAAGGCAAAGACCCTCTCTGGATTATGTTTTTCTGGATCGTATTCTGGGACTTCTGGTGTTTCCCATTTTAAATGTAACATTTGTCTTAACCTCCTGTAATAATATTTATTGTTAGGAGATCTTGACATTAAAAAAAGACCCCTGCAATGCAAAGGTCTGAGTAGTTCCGATTGTAGAGACCGCACGAACGATGTCTCAATCTTATTTATTAACCGATAGATGGTGCAGTTA